GCCACCGCGCTCGCTGCCGTGCGCCAGTCCAGCCGGTAGTTCGCTGGCCCGCTGTACCAAGTCCGCGCACTGGACCGCGTCACCACCGGCACCGTGTTCGTCCCGATCCACCCACCGAGGTTGCGATTGGTGGATGCTGCACCGGCCAACGCAAACGACCAGTTGGCCACAAGCGTTGATCCCGCAGTCGCACGCAGCTGGGTCACCCCAGCCTCACTATCCGCAGCGACCAATCCACCCGCTGCAACCGCGATGTTGTTCGTGGTCCTCAGCTCAATGAGCCACGGTATGACGTCCAGATTCACCACCGTCGCTTGAGGCGCAGTCGCCCCATCCACCGTCACCTGGACGGACTTCAGCTTCCCGAGCCGCGCATCGAACTGCGGGACCCGGTTGGTGACACTCCAGTCCGTCAGCGTGGGGTTGATCGTCACGGTGTGAACCACCGTCGCGGCCTGCGTTGAGTAGGCCAATCCAATTGCCATCAGTGTTCTCTTCATGTTGTTCATTTGGTTTGTGTTGTTGAAATCTTTTGCGCCATCCGAACCAGCTCTTCCGGGACGCACTTTCCTCCACGAGCATGTTGGTGCGCCTTCTTGTGGTGCAGATACTCGCATTCAGGAAACGCGCACTCCAATGCTGCCTTCATGAGCTGAAGCGCCTCGGCCATATTGCAGTTTTGCGCTTTGAGCGTAGCGCACTGCCACAGATAGTCGGCGGACTCGTCCTCAAGGTTCCGAATCCGCTCGTTGGCTGCGCTGAGTTCGCGCTCCATGAGCTTCATCTCACCAGCAAGATCGTACATGGTAGCGTGAGGCTTGAAGTACGCCGCATCCGTCCTGGGCGTCTCCACCATTTTGTTGCCGTCACCAATATGGTTCATGGCTTGGCCTCCTTGGCTTTCTCCCATTTGAAGGCAGAGATGGAATCGCAGTATTGCCGCATCGCATCACCCGCCTCCTCCAACCGCTTCACACGCTCCACCAGCGACTTGTTCTCGCGAAGCGCAGCGTCAGCCACCAAATTGGCGTGGTCTCGCTCACGCTCCCGGTCAGCAACCCGATCCTTCAGCAGGCCAATCTCCAACACCAAGCAATCCCTGCTTCGATACACATCGCTAACACTCCCGCACCGCCACTCGATAGGGTAGTCATAACGCGGATTGGATCCGCAATAGGGACACGTTTTCATAGTTTACTCCTTCAGTAGGCCAAAATTAAAATCCCGCCGCCAGTCCGGTCCTTGAATTCGGACCAGCGGCAGGAACCTCCCACTCAGGAGGAAAGTTTCACTAATGACGGCGCGGTCGCCTTTGTTTCGGTGCATCCAGCAAGGATGGATTCTAAGCGCGCATCAAGAGCCTTACCCTTCTCGGTCGTCGCCGCCTTCACCGCGTCCTTGAGCTTACCCTTGGCGATTGAGACGCAGGACATGAACGCCTCGGAATTTACTCCGAGTGCAGTGGTTCGGTTATAGACGGTCGTCGCATCCGTGATCGTCTCACGCTCGCTGCCGGGTTTGAGCGCCCACCCAGGCACAACGTCTCCAGATTCAAGTCGGCGCTTCGCCTCAGCCTTGCACGCGTCAATCACGCGAGTCGCAAACTCGGCGCGTTCCAAAAACTCAGCCAGCGTCTGCGAGGTCAGCGTGGCCGCAATCGCGTCAGCAGTCGTTCCTGCGGGCATAGCTACGACCGGCAGCGCCACCGAGGCTTCCCTAGCCTCGACGCAATAGGGCTTGGCCTTGCAGTATCTGCAGGCGTCCGCGCTCGGCGACCGCGGCGCATTCGGCGCGTTGATGCGGTCAACGATCCGGCCAACCTCGGCGCGTGCCACGATCAGGTCTTCAAACGTGTACTCGCAGAGCGTCGGAGCACCTGCCATCGGCTGGACGATTGCGACCGTGACCTTGGTTAGTCCGTGATGGATGCCGACCAGCACGGCTAGCGCACGGAGTTGGAGGTTGCCCTCGGCGCTCGTCACCTCGCCACGCCCAGTCTTGTAGTCGATCACCACTCCGTCACCGCTGAGACTGTCAATGGCCACTACGTCGGGCTTGCCAGACCAGTCGTGATCCATCCAATACCGATGCTCGCGGATAATCTCGTCCCGGTGCGGCAGGACGGTGTTCAGGATTGTCTCCTCCTGCTCGCGGCATCGCAGCGCAAGGTCTACCTCGTCCGCGGTCAGCGGCACGGTCATTGTCTCACCTGCCAGCCACGCGTGGATCCGGTTGCCAATTGTCGCGTCGTCCGAGGTCTGATCAGGGATGCCCTGCTCGGCCTGCCATGAGCCAGGGCAGAGCGCGTAACGCTCCATGCTCGACGCCGAAGGCTTGTTGTTGCGCTCGTCACTCATGGTTGCCTCTCATTCTTGCAGCGTGCACCGCTTTAACCTGCTCGACGGCCAGACGGTCCTCTTCCCGGAGCGGATCGAGCGGGAGGCCGGGTTGATTGGGATCGTCCATGCTGGCAGTCACCGTGAATTTGCGTCGGACGTTCACCGGCATGGACACGACGACTGCGCTGCCGTCGAGATCCCATTTGGCAGTTATGGCGAGCGACAGGACAGCCTTGCCTTCCTCCTTCTCCTGCGCCTCTTCCATGGTCGCGGTGATGGCCTCGGTGATGTTGTCCCGCGCCTCGTCGATGAGTATGGGGATCTGCGCGCAGATCACGCGCTTGAGTTCGTCGATGCGGTCTTGAGCGTTCACTTTCCACCTCCTTCAACCCACTTTTTCGCCTTCGACACAATCGGACCGAGATTGTCCGCGATGCGCCCAACTAGAGCCTCGTCCAACTCCGCAAACGAGTCGGCAGCAACGTCGATCTTGCGGACCTCAACCATCCATTGCCTGAACAGATCAAAACTCACGCCGACCTCAATAAACGCCTCGGCGATTGCCTGACGCTTCAGATCCAGATCGGACGGCTGGGCGGCTTCCTGCGCGACCTCTGCAACCGGTGCGGGCTCTGGTGTCGGCTCAGGCTCTGGCGCCGGAGTCGCAAACATCGGGGGCGTCACGTTGCGCGCATTCGCCACCGGGTCGTCCTGGACCTCCTCAACGGTGCGCAGACCGCGCAGCGCGTCCCCGAATTGGTCGCGCAAGGCAAACGAGCGAGCGCGATGTTTCAACATGCGCGCAGGGTACTGGCTCCATGGGCCGGATTTGCCCCACAGGTTGGCCCTCTTGGCGTCGGCCACGGAAAACGCAGTCTCGGCAGGCTCGTAGCCTTGGCGCTGCACGCGGCAGACGGCGGCGGTTTCGTCGCTAAATGCCATCGGGTTGCGCGTGAGTCGCTTACCCTTCTCCTCGTACCACTCCTCAAACAGCGTCAACTCACCGGTGCTGCGAACAACCGCAAGCTGGGCGTCGCCCCAGATCGCAGGACGACCGTTGATCACTGCGATGTTTTGGAGCGCAGCCATCATGGGCAATCCGACTTCCAAACCCATCTCCAAGGCCACGAAGATCGCCTCTGGCGTCTCGATGCCCTTGGGGGCAAGACCTGACTTGCTGACCGCAGTGGCAAACCTGTAGAGGTCGTCCATGCTGGAAGGAGCGATGCCTCGGTTGCCGATTGGCACGACCTGCTTGGTAGGCTGCTGTGTTGTTAGTGCGTTGCTCATTGTTACTTGATGCGTGTGATTTTCAGCCACTTACGCAGGCTGTTTCGGCGCGTGTTGCGCTTTTTCTCAAACAGAGCGCCTAGCGTCAGGCACCCGAAAATGAAGAGCAGCGTTGCCACTGCTGCGATGTGCGCGGGAGGATTCATCTGCGAGCCTCCAATTCAGCGCGGAGCCGAAGGTTTTCGTCGTACAACCTCTTGGCCTCGTCCCTCATAGCCGCCAACTTGCAGGCGAGGTCCTCCGCTCGCTTGATGGCGCACCACTGCGCCCAGATGGCGACTGCGGCCAGCGCGGACAGCATAATTACTGCGATGGTGTTGCTCATGGTGTCAGTTCGAAATGGTTTAGAGGCTAGCAGCACTCCAGCACGGCTCAACGCCTTGGTCGTCAGGCCCCAGGTACGTTCTGTTGTACCAGTTAAAATAAGACTCAACGGTACGACCCTCTCCGTCGCAGTGATTGCCTTGCGCGTTGCGCCATCCAGTCGGCGTAACGGTGACGTATATGAGGCGCGGATCATCGCGCAGGATTGCCTTGGCCTCGGTTGCTGTTACCTCACGATCCTCCGCATCAACCGGGTTTGCGTGACATCGGATTGTCAGGTTTTCGCGTTGGGCAAGGCGGACAGCATCGGATCCGGTGATTTTGTAGCTCGTAGACATATTCGGCTCAGTAGTGGTTTCGCTTTCGACATGCGCAGTAGGCCACGCATTTTGCGCGGACGCAACCACTATGTTTGCATCGGCGCAAATTTCTTTTCGGCGCAGATCAGCGCTTGGTACGTGCTCACACTCGGAGTCTGCCCGCGCTCCAGAATGCGCCAAAGGGTTGTATGGGACACGTCCGCGGCCGCAGCCCAATCTTGGATGCTCACGTCTTGTTTAGCCAGGCGATCGCGGATTGCGCGGAGTTCGCGCTTGAAATCATGCATGGGCGGACCATGAACACCGGATTGCGTGGGCGCAAGTTTGGAGTTGCGCGGGTGCAAACGTTGTGCTGTTGACATCCTTTCAACCATTGGCATTGTCCAACCCGTCAGAGGGACCGAGGTCCCGCAGGTTTGAAACCCTGTACTACATCGAAAGTGAGCTTTGCCGCCTGAGTGCCTACGGGCACACCGTACGATGTAACGGGTTTCAATCAGGCGGCGATTTCTTTTCCCCCGACTGGTCTGAAGCGAAGCGGGATAATCAAGACGCGGCATCTTCAGGCGAGAGCGCAAGCCGGGGCCACCCAAAGCGCAAAGGCTGGTGTCGAGATCGCTAGAGGCCGGGTGATATGGCGGGTCAATCTCCGTTGAGAGTCTGGCGAAGTGCGGACTGAGCTTCCAGAGCCGCATACCCAAGTGTCCGAGGCTGTTCCCAAAGGAACGGAGTGGAAACTGGAGGGTGACGACAGCGCGCTTAGGCGTGGTGTCTTTACCCTTCGGAACCGGGCTGAAACCCAAGGAACAAAGAGGAATCCGGGAACCTCAAGACCTTAAAGAAACCGGGTAGTCCTGCGGATGATCCCGAAACAGATTTCGGGATGATCCCCTCAAGCCCTACGGGAAACCGGACACTCCTGCGGATGATCCCACGGTGAAATCCTGTGAGCGCCACGCGGGCAGCCGTTGCGCGGATGGCAGCACCTGGACACCTCCTGCTGGAACCATTCGCACGCTCCGCACATCTCGCGGGACGGTCCGATCACTCGACGGGTTGCGGTGACGGTCTCGCCCTTTGGCATTCGGACCCGGCCTGTGATGCGGAAGGTCATTCTCCAGCGTAGTCGACCAACGCCACGGGGAACATGAACGCGTCCGTTGTCACCGGCTCAACTGCGCGGCTGATGTCCGTAGACGCAGTGCAGACCGTGCCGGACCTGAGCGCACCGAAGACAGTCACCGTGCCCAATTCCGGCATCTCAACAGTGCCCTGCATGGGCAGTATCTCGCAGGTTCTGGTCGTCTGCGTGATCGTCTCCACAAGCCACTCCTGACCTGACGCGAGCGGGTAGGCGGTCAGCCCTGCGCAATCGGATCCAGCGCCAGCGGCGACGACCGTTGCGCGATCGAAAACCTCGGTTGTCGTGACCGTGAACAACATCTCACCGTCCGCGCTGAACTGCCCGCGCCAACCTTCAGGAATTGCGTTTTCTGCGTCTGGGTCAACCAGGTCGAGCCAGTAGTCATCCTGCTGGGCGAACTGCTCAAATGCGAAGGCCGCGCCACTGCACACGTAAGCGCCTCCGCTGGTTTCATAGCCGACACGATTGACCGCACTCGCGTTGATCGCAGTCGCTCGCGGGCTTGATACCGTCGTCGGAATTGTGGTCGGTACGTCCACACTTGCATACCAGCCTGTACCAGTCGGACTTGAGCAATCCGCAGCCGTGCCGATTGAGTTGGTCGCGTTGCGGGTCTGGAATGACGAGTATGTGTCCGAGCGGCTTTCCGCTTCGAACTTCATGGGCAGCATTACGCGCACGCGAGTCAACAAATTGACCGCCGTTGCGAACTGATTCCAGACCTCCGCCGATGTCAACGTGTTCGGCCACGGACCAAAGCTCTGCGGTAGATCGCTGCGCGTGTCTTTGGTTCGCGTGTACGCTGTGGCCTCAGATGCCAGTGGGCTAATCCATTGGCCTTGGAATGCGTCGAAGCAGAGGTTCGTGAACGTGTAGTCATACCATGACGAGATGCCGGACGAGCATGCGTATTCCTCGGATGTCTTGCCGTCAATGTAGCCCTCGCACATGGCGCGGAGGTAAAGCTCGGCCTGCGCGAGCGTGTCGTGCAGCAGCGGCGTGTCCACGCTGTTCTGCGAGTCGTTGCCGTCCAGATATGGAAGCGGCATCAGCTTGGTCATGACAATTGTCGGGAACACTGTCCCGAATGGATTGTCCGCCAGGGAGTCAACGCCTGACCCAACCGCAGAGTCACCCGGCTTGCCAGCGATGGCATTTTGCCCGGTGTTGGTGAAAACCAAATACTCGCGGATGGCGTTTTCGGTCGATCTGTAAGCCTCGGCGCGGAGCGCGGTGACATCCCACGTGGTCACGTCGCGGTCAATTGATGACACGGCATCGTCAGAGTAATGCAGGCGTCCCTTGAGCGTGACCTTAACCACGTCAACGCCGTTCTCGGTCAGTTCTTCGGCGCTCTCGACCTCGATGTCTGGCTCGTAGATTCGGCAGGATTTGTACCGGTCCACATCGCCCACAGAGTTGTTCACGCCCTTTGCGTATCGGTAGCCAGGTGCGCCTTCCGGGCTGAGACTTAGCGTCTGACCGTAATCGAAGTGTTGTTGGAGGTCTGATGGATAAGTTGGATGGTAGAAATGGCAGCGGTCGCTGAACGTGAAGTAATCGCTGAACGCGGACGGTTTCCAGATGCTGCTTTCGCTTGGGTGATAGGCCTTGAACTGAAAGCCCATCATCCACTCGTTGGTGTATCCACGAGGCGGTGCAGTGTGCGCGATTCCACCGACACCGTCGACCGGCGCAATGCCCGCGAACGTGTCGGCGCGGATGGTGTTCTGGCGCACAAACCACAGGACACTCTTGCCATCCTCAAGGGCGTACCCAATGAGCTGATTGCGGGACAGAATGCGGACACATTGGGACATCCTGCGGAACGCGTCGTAGACCGCATTGCTGTTGATCACCGCGTCTTCAAACGGCAGTCCGGGGCCTGGCACAATGCAGCCGTAGGCTTTGTAGCCATCCCAGATCTCCTTCGCCGCCTCCTCCTCCAAACCGCTGCCGTGGACGGTGCCTGTTTTTGCGGACGCGACGCGCAGGAGGATGTAGGCGTCCGATGCGTTCGGTTTGTACGGATACAGTTCCGTGGTCTGAACGGTCAGGGTACCAGTGCCACCAACAAATCGCAGGGGAGCCGCAAGGCGCGCTCGGATTGCCGTCGGCGTGGCCGGACTAGGGAGCCAGTGGATTGCCTCCGCCACGCCGCTTGTAGGAACGGCGCTGACGGTTGCCAGCACGTTGTTCGCGTCGTCTAGGATCTCGACCGTGACCGGATCCGCAACATTGTTGGCGCGGATGTAGACCGCATCAATGACGTAGCCACTGGCGAACGCGTGGCCGGTGCCTGAGATTGTCCCGCTTGCCTGATCAGTCGACCAATAGAACGTCGGGTACGTTGCCGTGATTTCGTTGCCGACCTGCTGGCCTCGGTTGGGCGCCAGACTGTATTGGCGAGTCAGGAACCGCTGGAAATCAAACGCGTTCTTGTTCCATCCGCGCTCACGCTGCGCTTCGGTGCCTCGGAAATCTTTGGTGTACCGGTCAACGGCGCGGTCTAGCTGCCCGCCAACGTCCCGCTTGAGCGACCCTCCTCCGGTATATGGTCCCTCAATCCATTCCGTGCGGCGGTAGTAGTCCGTGTCCCCGTTGTTCAGGACGACAACGTAGAGGTCCGACAGGCGTAGGATGTAGCCGACATGTGTGGGTTCCTCGGGACAAGATCCCGGGTAGGTGACGACCGATCCGTCGATAATGCTTGTGAATTTGTACTCGTAATTGACCGGCGTGAATCCGTCCGCCGGATCGCATGGTGTCGCGCCAATCTCAGGAATCGGTTGGAAGCCTCCGTAACTGTTGCCGTATGGCGAACGGACGCTGTACGCAATCCGCATGTGGAGCCGCGCAGCATCGAGTGCAGGCGATGCGATAGCGCCTGTGTCCGGGTCGATCGCTCCGCGTTGGAGTTGACCGAGCGTCCAATAGTCCGCGAGCGTGGCAGGAGCAGCGCCGTTGACGAGGAAGGCGACGGTCTCAATGCGGTCCGTCTCGTTGTCGATGTCCGCGCTCTGGTTGCCGAAGACGAAAGCGCCGAGCGGATTGGAGACGTTCACGCCTTCGGGCGTGCCAGCGAACGAGTTTGGCCATTGCCCATCCTGTGGCTCCAAACTCTGGTACTGCTCAAAGAACTCGCCCTGGCTGGGAAATAGAAAGCCGCCGTCAGAGTTCCTGATCTGACGTGCGGCTTGGAATAGATAGTACGGAATCCGGTAGGTCGCATCCCCAAGACCAGACCGGATGCGCGAGTTGAAGGCGTCAGCGAGCGATGCCATTTGTCGCGAGGTTATCGCGTCGCCTGGCTCAACCGTCTCTGCTCGCGTGAATGTGATCGGCATCGATCACTTCTCAACGATGGCGTAAAACAGACTCGGCGTTCCCGAGGAGGCGATTGCGTAAATTGTGGTTCCTGATGGAACGACAAGAAAGCATTCATCTCCTGGAGCCAGAACCGTTACAGGGGTTCCCGAAACCGGAGTTGACCTGTCAATGCTGATTGTCACCGTGCTTGGGCTTACCTCCATGTTCATCATGTAAATTCGATACGGCGCGACAACGGAACCCAGAGGAATAGCGGATGTCGTGGTGCTGGTTGCGTGCGTGCCGGAAATCATGTCGGCCCCGGTCATGTCATAAGACGCTGACGCAGGTCCGGTTGCTCCGACGGTGTTGATTGATGCTCCGCCCTTGGAAGCGGACATCGACAGTGCGATCGTGATCTCGTTTGCCATAAATTATCCCCATCGAGGAACGCTGCCTGAACCGTTACCGCGAGCCGACGGTTTGACCGCCAGCGTGACGCCATTGGTCGTCGTGCTGACCGAGACGCTGGCACTGTCGCGTGGCTGGATCGTGCGCAGGTACTCAACCAATTGATTGAACGCTCGGCGAAGCTCAGGCTCCAGACCCTGCTCGGAAACTTTGTTCGGAATCCTCATTGGATCAGTCGATAGATGCCTTGCAGAGCGGATCCTTCAGGCCATGCGTTCCAGCTACCAAAGCGCCATCCAAGGTTTTCAGTGACCTTAAGCGCGCTTCGTTCCCGCTGATAGCTGAAGTCCTGACGCGATAGATACCATCCCCAGACGAAGCCCTCAGGTAGAGTCTCAGCCGGATCAAGCGGGATACGTTCGGAGAGCGGGGAAATGATTCCAAAGTCACGCAGCAACGCTGCCCGCGTGTAGACCAGACCCTGCGTTACGACCCGGTGGGGCGTTCCGGTATAGGTCAGCGAATACGTGCGGTTGCGGTTGAGCACCGGCATGCCGCGCGGGTAAGTGTCGATGCCTTGCGAGAGCAGGTTGTAGATGTACCAACCAACCGGGTATTGGGTCTGATCGAGCGGGTAGGCCTCGCCTCCGCGTGCCGCCTCCTCGATGTCTGATCGGTACTGCGCCTTGCTGACGTAGCCTTGGGCCTCCTCAACGGCGCGGTCCATCGAGAACAGACTGACCTGGTATTCCTCCTGCGATATCGACCAAGTGTCAAAGGTGGTCTCAGCCGCTGCCGGTTGCGTTGGGTCACGGACGAATGATGCAACAAGGCGCGAGACCGGACCGCTGTTGTCGACCGTCGTCCTGGCTCCAGCCGCCTGCATGTCTGCGGCCTGCGTCGCAATGCCTGCGGCGGTTCCCTCGTAGGTGTATTCCCACGTGTTTCCGTTGCCTTGGTCGAAGACTGGGCGCGTCGAGACCAGCGTCACGCCGGACGCCAGAAACGATGGTGAGCCGTGTGTGTATGCGCTCATTTTCCAGTCTGCTCTCGGAGCAGTTGAAAGGTTGCTTCGTTAGCAATGGCTGAACGGCGGACAAGTTCCTCCATTGTTTCGGATTTTGCGGGTTTTTCTCCCCTTAATTCCGGGACGCTGATTCCAAGCTGACTTGCTTGCAGGCCTTCAAGAGCTTCACTCATGCGAGCCATTCTAAACCGCTTCGCCTCCTCTCCCGTCATTCCTGCGTTTTCAGCGGCAATCGCGGCGTATGAATGCGCGTCGTAAGCGACCTTCATGGCTTCGATGTTTGCCATGGCGTTGCCGGTAGCGCCAACGGTTGCCATCCAAGCCCTGCGCCACATTCGACTGGCCACCTTTTCAGTTTGGTCAATCTTGTTGATGGCCTGCTCTGAGATTAGGTCGACTTTCGGGAGAGAGTTGAGTTCCTCAACAACACGCCTCAAGTGAACAACCTTGGACCCTAGAAGCTCAAATGCCGCCGCGTTCTGGGTTGCGCCTTTCTCCGATGCGATTACGGCTGCTTTAAGGATGTCGATGGAGTTCTTGTTTGGATCAATTCCAAGCATCCCGAAAAGTCCCATTGCTTTATCGTCCCCAGTCAGAGCTTCAGCCTTCTTCTTTTCCAGATTCTGGAACGCTCCGATGATCTTTGAAAACGGGATGTTCGCTTCCTCGGCCGCGATTTGAAGCCGTTGAACTTCGTCCGTGGACACGCCTAGAAACTCTGACAGGTCTTTTATCTCTCCAGCCGTCTCGGCAACCTTTGAGGCAAAACTTGTAACGGCGGCAACGCTGAATGCTGCGGCCATATTTGCTCCAAGCGATTTGAAACCGGATCCGAGGTGGGAATTGATGCCCTTTCCAAGACCCGAAGCAGCAGACTGCGCACGCTTGACCCCGGTCTGAAAGTCCGTCGTGTCGAGGCCGAGCTTGGCGAGAAATGTGAAAATGGCCATGTCAGTTCCTCCGGGAATGTTCCTCGCACATGCGCAGGTAATCGCGCTGCCGGTCGCTGACGAATTCGACCGCACCGCTTGCCTCAAGCCGAGCAGCCACGATCAGCGACAACGTCCGCAAAGGCATCACCAATGCATCCTGATAACTGATACCTGCCTCCAGTGCCTGCGACAGCCTATTGAGCCACCACGGGGCGGCTAGCTCGGTCTTTCGGCCTTTGCTGTCAGTGGTCCAGGTTTCGGGAAGTTGGATCTGAAACCTCAGCCAATCCATGAACCGTTCCGCGTCTCCGTTGGGTGCCCAGAACTTGCCCCAAAGTTTGAACACCAGAGGGCACCATCGCGAAGACAGCAAATCGCGGGATTTAGCAGCAGGCCACGCGCAAATGAACGCAGCCAGTGCAACGTCCCCAATGGTGACCAGTCCACCAGTCACCACAGGGGAATCGACCTCAGCGAGCAACAGCACATGAGCCAGCGTCACAGGCTCACGCAAGGTAAGCCCGAGGACGCGTGTCGGCTGAATGGCTGTTGCCCAGTCCATTAGATCACGATTGCAGCGCCACCAACGATGCCAGGGTAACGGCGCAGGGTCACGCTGCCGGTGCTGGTGCCGGTCGACGTGCGGCGGATGGTCATGCCAGGCATTGGATGCCAGCGCGAGGTCTCTGGAGCAGATCCGCCAGCGACGTTGATTGCGTCGGTGAAAGATCCCATTGAACGGACCGGCGCGCCTGAAATGCTAATCGTCGAACCCGGCGGAAAACCGCGCTCCGCAAGCGCAAGGTTGGCTTCGCTCGATCCAACGAAAACCAAATCGCACGACATTTCGAGATACTCACCGTGCACGGTGTGAGAATCGTAGTCGCCGTTGCCGAGACGCGTATTGGAGGTCTCGTAGTTATGCGTCAGTGTAAATCCGTCGACCGTGGGCATGACAAACCCAGCGCCGAGCGATGTATTGCTCGCGTTGTAGACGGTGAAGCTGACAGGCGTCCTTGATCCTGCTGTTCCTCCGTATGTGCCGAATCCGTTAGCTGCACCCTGCGTTTGTGAGGCCATGTGTATCCTTTAGCTGATGTCGGACGGCGCTGCCGTCAGTTGAAACTCAAACCGAGTGACCCACTTGCGACCCATTTGGTCGAAGCTTTGATTCACGTTCCCGCGACCGAATGCGGTGAAACCAGAATACGCACTCAGATCAGAAATGAATGAGTCGCCGTGAATCCAATCCGCGACCTCAGCCACGGATTGCAGATGGTCATCTGGCGTGCTGTCGTCCGCCTGGTGCCTAACCTCGACAGAGACGGACACTTCAAAGTTTGCGATCTGCGGCGTGATCTGGGATGCCGTGCTAGCGTTGGCGATGATCGAAGGAAGCGGATTGCTGGCAGGCGATGCCGTTTCGTCGTCGTCTAGCGGTCCCCGCGAAATCCCGGCGCGGATAGACGCTGGCCACGTCCAAGCCTTGGCCTCCATTGCGTCGCGAAACGCAAACATGGTCTTGCTCAGAATGCTCACAGGTTAATCCCCTCCAGAAAGGATTTGATCGCCTCTTCGCGAGTCACAAACACGCCATCCAATAGACCGAGCCTGACACCCTGCTTTCCGCTCACGGCGCGACCGTCGAACACGTCAACGTCGACGTTGTCGCGGTAGGTCGTGACCCAATCCGCGAAGTCGCTTCCAACCTCGGACACCATGCCTTGGAAATGCGCGGCTTCAACCTCGGACAACGCAGTGCCTGGATAACCTGCGGCCTTGAGCTCGCCACTGCGGAAGACCTGCACCTTGATGCCGGACTGATCCAGCATTGACGAGTAATCGTAGAACGCGAGGACGCATCCAACGGATCCGACGACCGAGGACGGCGTTGCGTAGATCACATCCGCGCTTGCGGTGATCCAGTAAGCAGCGCTGCAAAGCTCGCCCTCCGTCCACACCATGAGAGGCTTGGAAATGCGCGCAATACGCTCGGCTGCCTCAGGCGTGCCGTTGACGGTTCCGCCTGGGCTGTCCATCTCGACGATGATGGCAGTCACGTTGGCGTCTGCGTCCGCCTCCTCGATCTCTTCGGCAAGCTCGTCCAGATCGCAGCAGCCGAACCAGCCGTCGACGTTGAGTGCGAGAACGCCACGTGCCTTGATCACAGCAACGGACATCTCCATGCCCGTCATCTCGTCTTCCCACTCAATCAATTCGTAGGGAGGCGTGGAAATCGGCTCGTCTTGGCATTTCTTTGGGCGCAAAGCCTCGACGGCTTCGGACGTGACCTCGGGGCGAATCGCGAAAATCTTGTGTTGGCTCACGGTGTTACCTCCTGCGTCTGATCGGTTGGCGGTTGAGCCGTCCCAGAGTTCGTGTTGATCGCCTTCACTTCGTCAGTCGAAATGCCAGCCTCAGCGCACTTTTCGCGGAACCGAATGGCAAAAGCGATTTGCTGATCCATCACGTGCTCCCAGTCGTTGCCAATCTGCGCGGCTTCGATCTGCGGTGAAGACAATCCGCGTTCCATGCGGATCTCGGAAACCTGCGCGGCGTATTTGGCATCCGCCGTGATGTTGGCTGCGCCTTGGTAGCGCCACCGATACCAGTCATCAGACGGCGGCAGGATGCCTTCCTTGATGGCCTTTGCGATGCGCCACGAGTCGACCGAACGGGCCAGCGGAAACAAGCATTGGTTGCGCATCATTCCGACATGACGATTGATGCGCTCAACCACAACACGCATGGCAGCGCCACCAACCTTAGACGGATCTAGGAAGTAGTCGATTGACCATCCCATCCCGGCCATCGCCTGACGGATGATTGAATCCGCAAACTGCTGCTGTGCCGGAGTAGGCCGGTCAGCCTTGAGCGCCTCCAGCTTGCCGCCGGTTCCGCTGCGGAAGTATTGGATCTCGCCGCCACGCATTGAGTGCATGGCGAGATTTGCGTCTGGGTTGGTCTCGGTCGAATCCTCGCCGAGCAGGCTTTCCGCGGTTGCTGGAGGAAGTCCGGTTTCGTTGGTCTCAGCCAGAACGATCGAAGCCGCGAGTTTCTGCGCGATCAACTCAAAGCGCCGAACTTCATCAACGTCTTGAAAGTCCGTCATAGCGCATCCAAGCGCAGAGAATCCGCGCACCTGGTCGGCGTACCGAGGCAGGAAGCGCACCTTCATGTCTACGGCGCTGATGTCCTGATATGTCGTCCTGGCGTCGTCGTAGACCCGATAAGCAAGCGGTCGCCCCACGTCATTGACGATCACTCCGTCAACGATTCGATAGCCTTCCCAAGGCGAGTCGGAGCCAGCGGTTCCAACTCCATTGTCCCGGATGCGATGTGCCGGGATGGTCTGCAAAAGAGGGTATCCACCAGCGCCCTCGGTAAAGATAACGCCTACGTCTCCGTCGCGGATGATGTGCAGCATCCACAAGCGTTGCAGGGTCTGCATCGGGTACAGGTCCCCTCGCACGTCGCAAAGTCGGTCGTGATCCTCTAGCCATTGTTCCGCCAGCATGCCCCACTCAGAGTCAGACCCGGCAAACTGCGGCGTGAGTTCGCCAGACACAATTGCGGCCTGATCGTCGACTGATCCAGCCACCAGCGAGTTGTTGGCGTAAAGCCAGCGCCCCATCGACATCAGCAGCAGGCGATCTGTGCCGCTGTACAGGTTAGCCGCGTCGCGATCAAATCCAGTGCGAGCCCTGCGTTGCTGCGAGCCAATGGCGGCAGTGCTGATCCGGGTCGGCATTAGCCGCCCGAACTGGTCAAAGAGTCTGACGGGTTGCGTGGCCATTAGACAGCAGCACCCATGACCGCCACCGATCTAGTCGGCGGAATCTGGGAAAGCGGATACAGATCCGGGTTGATGGCGAACAGTGCCTTTTGGACCAAAACAAACCGCTGGAATGGTCCCATCTGGATGATGGATGACGCCTGAACGTCGCCAGCGGACGAGGACTGCAATTGCGATCCAGACAGCATCTCAGTCTGGATGCTCCTGCGAGCAGCCAGCAACTCCGCCTCAGTCAGTCCGACGAACGGGTTGAACGCCACACCTTGATGGCTAACCGCAACACCGCTACGCGACGCCCTTTGCCATTGCAGCGAAAACTTGCATCCGTGCCACGTCCCACGCGTGCGGTTCGCACCCAACTTGCTCCCACGTTTCCGGTTCTCCCGGCTTTTTGCGAATCTTCATCATCGAGTTTAGCTGGTCCGTGTAGTCCTGCTCCGCCTTCGTCATTGGCTCGACCTTAGGCTCAACCCATAGCCCAGAGTCACGCAGCGATTGCAGACGGTCGGCGGTCGATGGTTTGGAGATGAAAAAGGCCAAAGCCTTTTTGCCTTTGCTGGTCAGTCCGTTGGAGTCCGGGTCGCCCCACCAAGACAGGCTCCACGGTTTCTCGACCCACGTCGGCGCTTTGCCAGGCTCCGCAACCTTATGCTTCCACGCACGCCGAGCGTCACCGCGAATGCAAACCCAATCGTAATTTGCCGCCCACGTGTAGACCATGCGAGCATTCCAAGCCGCGTCAATGATCACGCATCGCGGCTTGATGTTCATCGCGATTCTCAACGCCTCAATTTCCTCTGGCGTTTTGACCTGCCCCCAATGCAGTCGGCGGCTTTCCCCGGTCTTAGCCCATGCGCGAGCCGTAACGTAAAAGTGACCGTGCTGCGTGTCGACCGCCATAAACCGGAAAGCCTCGTCAGGCCATTCCTCCGAAGCCGACATTTCGACGCGTTGCAACGGGTTTTCCGATTCGGCAACCGTTCGTTCATTGGCGAACTCCGCCAGTTGCTTCTGGGTGAAGTCGACAAGCGGTTTCCAGTTGCCACGCTTGGATTGGACTCGGGCAGCTAGGAACAGCGCAACAAGATCACGCCATTGGGCGCAGATGACATCGTTCCAATGGTAGCTGTGCGACTCCGAGGACCCGCCCTCGACACGAGCGTATCGACCCAGGGCATTCCATCGGCCTTGCGTCTGCTTGCACTCTTTGTGCTCGTGCCCGCAGAACTGGCAGACGTAACGCGTCGATGCTTTGGCGCCCTCGATGTCGTATGATCCATCCGCCCTTTTGTCCGCCGCAAACACGATCCCGTAGCGGCTGCCGTCATCGTGCTTGCCTGAGAAAACGGGTCGTTGATAGACGCCGCACGCGTCACATGGGACCTCCCATTCATGGACGGTCCCAGCCGTGTATTGCTGCCACCATTCGCCGCCAGTCTCTCCGCCTTGGGAGATGCCAAGGAACTTGTCGGACTGATTGCGCCTGAAGTCTCCAAGCCGCGTCTTGGCCTGTCCCAGTCGTCCATGTGGCCAAAGCCAAAGCTCGTCTCCAATCAGGTAGCGATAGCCTCGCGCTTGCAGATTGCCAAATGCTGGACCCTTTACGTGGACTGGGTAGCCATTGGCCAGTTGGATCTCGGTTGATCGGTCCTTGTGCCGGTTTTCCGGCAGCAGCGACTGGACGGCCTCGCACGCGTGCAGAATTGGCATCAGGCGCGTTTCGCAATGCAGTCGGGCCTGATCATCCACGGCGAAGACCCATAGCAACGGACCGGGATCCTGGGCGATTGCCCACGGTGCAAACACGTCCGCGATCAAAGTCTTTCCGGTTCGAGGGGGAGCCAGAATGTTAACCTCGCGCACCCGGTCGGATTTGAGCGAATCCAACGGCGCGATAAAGTGACGCGAGATCGACGGATCAAACTTGCCAGAAAACGTCAGCGTTGGAGGAAGCGTGACATTGTCCGCCGCCCACTCTGAAATGGGCCTTCGGTCAGGAACCCACTGTATTCTCCGCCACTCTTCCGCCAGATCAATCACGCGCCAGTTATGGCCTCGTCGGCAGCTTGCGCAAGCTTGTCCGCAAGGTGCTTCTCCATCTCGATTCGCTCGTCCCGGAATGCGCGTGTAGCGGCAGCCGTGTAAATGGCGTTGACCCGCTCCAATTGGTTATCGGCGATGCCAATTGACAAATTCATCCACGCTTCCGTCTTCGACCCAGACAATCCCGGCTTTGCAGTCCAGACCTGAAACTTTGCGCCTCTGTGTCTTGCCACGTTTCCGGTTCCCTCAAGTCCACCATATTCGCGGACCAGTCGCATGAACGCGGCGTTGCCGGAAATCTGCTTACCTTTGGACTTCTTAGACGATCCGCCAAACTGCGTGAAGTGCCCTTGGAACTTTCTGATGGCCCCAATCAATCCTGATTTGAGGTAGCCCACTGAGCCGATAGACTTGCGCCTAAGGGAGGCAGCAGCCTTGGCCATTCGGGCTCCGTAAAGACCTTTGGACCCTTCTCCCTCAGTCGGCATCTTTGCCCTGCGAGCCTGCGCGATGAGATGCACGCGCCGAAGCTCTCGCGCCCGACCCACCTTCTTTCCCGTCTTCTTGTCCATGCGCCGATCGCCAATCGGCTGGTTTAGGTAAGCGCGAATCTCATCCCGCTTCTGCTGCACACGATGCGGCGGAATCAGCACAAACATCCGCATCAAAAGAAATGCCATGCGCGCATTTACTGCCACGGACATTTCGCGGCTGGTCGTCACCAGCCAGCGCTTCATCACCTCATTAAACCTCTCCGTCTCAATTGTGAGTTCGGCTTTCACGCGTTGGCGTCAGCGCACATTAGGATGATGTACACGTTGTCAGGCGAAAACGCAGTCTTCACGATTCTGCGGGCGGATCCCTGATAGACGATTGTCTTGCCAGTCACCGGAGTCGGACGGTCGTTGTCCATGGTGTAGAGTTCGGAATCCATGGTGATCAGCGTCGAATCTACAGTTAGGAACTCTTCGCGATCGACAAACAGCGTCAGCGACACCGTCATGTCGTAGCCTCCGTCGGCCACGATTGATCCAACTCCGAGCGTATTAGGCACACACGGGACCGGCAGCGACTTCCAAGTAAAAGTCGGCGATTCCAGAAGCGTTCGCAGGCTCGAAAGACCTGCCCTTGTCATGTTGGCAATGCTCATCGCATCAGCTTGTAGACTGCTTCCTTTTCCGCCATTGAAAACCACTCAGGCACAATGCCTGAATCCGCAGCGTCAATAAGCTGCTGCGCGGTCGCCCTAGCGGATCTTCCCAAGAATGGAGTCGAGCGCTTCGAGGGCTCGGACTGCGTTGGTTCCGCTGGATTCTTGGGCGAGACTTCCGACGCTTGCTCCTTGCTGCTTTTCGGTTTGGCTGGCTCGGAAGTTTGCGAGTTGCGACCGAGACGTGAATAGCGTGGAAGCCGAGACGATCGTGCTGACCTTGGTAATCTGTCCATCTGGTGCCTTTCGTTCGTCGATCTGAGTCGTCTTAAATCTAGCGCAGCCAGCCATGGCCAACGCGGCAATCAGTGCAATGCGTTTCATTTTTTGATGATCTCGGTGTTCCCGCTCCGACGCTTAACGTCGTCCGCAGCGCCTTTGACGCCTTGGTGAATGCCGGTTGCGCCGAGGCCAGCCACAAATCCAGACACCACGTTGAGCGCATCCCAACCGCACAGCTCGGGCACAAGCAAAGCGCCAGCAACCGCAGCCAGCGTCGGGATGTAGGCGTTTGGAAACCTTGGCCAAGACTTGGCCAATGCTCCAAGCCCTAGGCTTGCCGTGGTCGCCAGCGGGATAGCTTCAGCGAGTGTCATGTTTTGCGATTCCGGTTTTGGCCTCGATCTTAATCAACCTGCGCTCGTGGTCCTCAAGCCGAGTGTTGAACGACTCCAGCTTGCGCTCAATGCTGGCGATGCTCCGCTTGATCTCAGACAAGTGGTTAAACGTTGCCGCCAACCAAAACCCTCCAAATCCGACGCCAAACAGAATTGCCCAAAGCAATCGAAGAGGAAGGTTTACCCGCGTGCCTTCGTCGATCTGATTTTTCATACATCAAGCAACTGTAAGCGCTGGCTGCGCAGTGATTTTGCCGGAAGCGTTTCGCGTTACAAGCGATTGAGTTACGGTCTTGGAGCTTGCTGTGTGCGTAATGGTGTAGGCGTCAATTGTAAGGAACGTCGCATTCTTGTTGGTCCGAGTGAAAGTTCCAGCGCTGCCGTCAGGCCAGGACACAGTTGCGACCGTAATCACGTTGTCTCCGTCCAATGTTGCCGATGTCAACGTGTAGGCCGCTGACGCTGCCCAAGCCTTCAGGTCAATGCTCGGGTCGTTTTTCCAAATTTGCGTTGAGGAATCATACCGCAGCGATTGGCCGTTTACTGGCGAGGCAATCGTTACGTCATGCAATTCGTCAAGCTCGTAGCCGTTCTGAATGCGGATGAAAGCCGAACCGTTATTGCCGTTGCTGGCGTTTATGACGCGTCCCAGATAGACGCCATTGGCCGGATCCGCTGGAGGCGTTGTCTGCCATCCACCAGCAGTCGATGAAAGCCAGAGCGACGCACCGTTTGTAAACGTCGAGGATGGCAAGTTGCTTAGGCCGGTAAGCAACCCTTCTACAATCACGTAACCCTCCGTTGATGCCGTTATTGTTTCAGCGGCAACCCCGAAAGTTTTGGACGACGTGATTTCAGTGTCTGCATCAGCCAGTTCGACTTCCAGATGCGATCCAGTCGACCCTGTGATGTAAACCACCTGGCCCTTGGTGATCGTGCCAGCGGATTGCTTTCGGCAGGAACGCAGGAGCGCCTCGTTGACATTGGACGTGTAGGATCCGGTGACGACTCCGATGCCCTGCAACGTGCCGCCGGTCAGGGTGACATTGTTGGCATTCTGCGTGGCGACAGTCCCAAGTCCAAGCTGCGTCCGAAGGTTTGCAGCGTCAGCAGCAACACGGGCAGAAAGCGTGCTAGGCGTGTCCAAGACTCCGCCAGTGACCGACACCAATCCAGTGCCAGATGGAGCAGGACCAGCCACGCCATTAGCGACGACGTTAAGCGTCAACGGAAGCGTCTGCTCGGTCTTTGTAAATTCCAGACCGCTCGCACCGTAGACCACAGACACATTTACGTCGCTCATAGATTCGTCGGTCCATCAGCCAGTTTGATCAAATATGTCTTAGTCGCGGACTTAGTTACCGACGCTGCCCAAAAGAAAAAGTCTACGTAGTACGTTCCCGCCTCAAGCGTGCCGGTCGTGGCGCTTGGAATAAGGATGGTTGCGCTTGCGGACCCGTCACCAGCAACAGTCGCCGATACATTACCGGAATCCCAGATTAGTTGATCCGAGGAGTTTCGCAGTTGGCCTTTGATTGTCAGGCCTGTCCAGCTTACCGAATCAGACGCAGCAAACGAAAAGGCGAACGAAATATCCTCGTATCGCTTTTTGTAGATCGGATTGGCTGCGTCTACGCTTTGGCCTGAGGTTGTAAGTGGCATGATTTGATTGTTACCACGCTCCGTTTAGCTCCATTGCATCCAGTGACGCGCCCCAAGTCACCGTCTCGCCGGTTAGCCCGCGAGCGTTCAGGACGATCCCTCGATAGGTCGCGTCCGAGCGGATGGCTGGGGCGATTGTCCAGGTGGTTGAATGGCCGTCGAAGACGACGACGGAGGAAGGAGAACCAAGAAGGGAAAGTGTTCCGCTCGAATCTCGGACAGCGAAATCAAGCGTCCACGATCCATACTTTGCGCCGGTTGACTGCGCTGCCGTGATGGTGGCCGTCACCGTCCAGACGCTGTTGGTCGGGACGTAAATGAACTCACCAGATCCATCCAATCGAAGTTGCACGTCAACCCCCGTGGTCATTGCGGACCTACGTTTTAGGATGTACCGGCTGCGTTGGACGTTGACCGTCGATTCGTTGCCGTTGCTTTCCACCCGCTGGCCGTAGGATCGGATTACACCCTGCCAGCCGAAAGCTGCGCCGTAGTCAGCATTCACCAACGGGCTTGCAAGATCAGCAGATGACAGAGCGCGACCCATGAGAAACGTGTACTGTGTTCCGTTTAGGGTGTGCGAGTTTCCAACCGAAAACCCATAATTTGCATTAGTCACGGTTGAGTTGTTTGCAAACGTCCAACTGTCGGACGTGTTTCCGACGGTCGTGGATGCGCCCATCACAACGGCACGCGGGGAGTTGGTAATCAAAACCGTCGCACCGTATCCAAATCCGTAGGTGCCAGTGCCGTCGATGTTCACGGCGTTACCAAGCGCTACGTTGTAGCCGCCAGAGTTGCCGTAAATGTTGTTGTTCAACCCCATTGCAAGGTTATGTGTGCCGCCTGAAATCGTGTTTCCAATTCCGTTTAGGACCGTGCTGTAGTTTACGCCTGCAGCCAAAGTCTGCACGATATTCCCATTTCCATTAATGATTTGATTATGGTATGCCGACGTGCTGGAAAACGGATTGATGACTCGGTTATTAAGTCCGGTCCCTATGAACCCGTATGCGGTGTCCTCAATCTGACCTTCTTGACCGGCCACGATCGCGGACTCATCCGCCGCGCTCCAGTTGTCCGATGTGATAGTGTTTCCCCATCCGCCAACTATGGTTCCAAAATCTTGCCCGCTTTGATTTTGGGTGCCTCCGCCAATAAAGGCATAAACACCATTTTTGAGCAGGTTGTAGGACCCGCCTACAATCGTCGCGTGATTGCCTGCGCTGCGCAGTTCGTTATGTCCACCACCAGCAATGGTCCCGGCAATCTGGTTGTTCAGGTGGTCGTAGCCCCCAAGAATGCTGGCCACGTAAGCGGTGCCTGGCGTGTAGGAAGAGTCTGCTTGCCGAGACGTGTTGTCTTTTACGCCAGCGTTTCCGGTTGCTGTAAAAGTCTTAACCCCGTAAACACCAGTAAACGTCGCGCCAGGAGAATATGCGGTTCCATTGTACGTCACCTGGCCGGTAGATCCGCTTACCCAGTAGGTCCTGCGAGCCATCACGACACCGCTGGCGACAAATCCAGCAATTGTATGTGTTGAGGTGCCAATGCGGTTTGGCTGAGACCCTCCAGCCCCCAAAAGCGTGACTATTTCCGTCCCAGGATTTGTGTCGACGATGGAGTTGTCATCACCTAAGACAATGTTGTTTCTTGATGCATCAAAGCTAAATCCAGTTGGAGTTGGCGCTTGAGCAAATTCCACAGTCCCTTCAGTAGCATCAGATAACCGCAAAAACTGCCCATTGGTTGCCGTTCCAGCAAATACTCCAGGCGTAATCAGGTTCAGGTTTGTGACACCGCGCAGCGTCGTAATTCCGCCATCAAGGAACAATGTCTGAACCCCTCCAATGTCGGTGTTAACGCCGTCGAGGTTCAGTTGGTTTATGTCGTCGAAGTCGAAGTTGTTGGTCAGGTTGCCATCAAGTACAACCGAACCAGAAAGCACAATATTGGTCCCAATCTTTGTTACTCCGTTGGTGTAGACCGAAGCCCACAACGTCGCAAAGTTGGTGTTTGATTTTAGCCCAAAGGTCCGAAGCGAGTCCCCGGTTCCGTCGTTTGCAGTCGTTCCAGTATTAATGACTGCACGCGTTTGGCCAAACAGGCACAACGGGAAAAGCAAAACCAGCAAGAGTTTGTTCATGGGAATGAAAAGGGCCGATCTGGATGAGCAGACCGGCCCAGTGTGACCAATGAGCGGTGAGGGCCGAGCGGTAAGATTACGTATCCAGGCGAATGCCAGCAGTGATCGCAGTCAGATCGCCAGTCGTCGCCGACATCGCGATGTTGACCCGAATGTAGCGGCGGACCGTGGACGGCAGACGCCAACGGCGCGTGGTCGCGGCGGTCGCGTTGGAAGCGCCAGTGAGCACCAGCGTCGCAAGCTGCGAGACGGCAGCGAATGAACTGTTGTCCGCGCTGTCGTTGATCGTGAACGTGATGGTCTGACCAGTGGCGCAGGTGGTCGCCGGAACAGCGATCACAAGCTCGGACTGTTCACCAACGTATTCGGGAAGCGCCACGCCCAGGTCGATCGACGAGGAGTTGGCGTTGGTGTTCTGGGCGGGCAGCGCACGGCTGACCGTAAGGAGTGCGTCCTGAGTTTGACGAGGCATGGTATTGGTTCCTTTCGGGCAGTTGCGTTATTCGATGGTATCCGTGATGCCGATGTTGTCGGACAGCACGATGGGGATTCCGTCCCAGTCCTGCACGCGGCTCGCGATGTTCGGCGTGGTTCGCGCAGCGTTGGGCGCGACACCGGCCTGCGAGAAGATCGTGACCGAGCGGGACCGCGCAAGCTGGCCAGCGGACCGGCGGCTCATGAAAAGCACGTCCGGCGTATAGCCAACCGGGAACTTCTCAATCAGCTGCGAGATCAGCGAGTCGCTCGCCGTCTTGCCGGAATCGGCAGTGACGTTGAGGATTCGGCCCACGCAGTTGACATTGCCCAACTGGAGTCCGACGTGAGCGGTCAGGTCAGCAACCCGGCCACCGTACTTGTTGCCGGAACTGTCGGTCAGCTGCTGATCACGGAACTCGCCAAGCTGAAGCGTGTTTCCGTTGCCGAACACCAGGTGACAGTCCTGAAGCCCGAACTTGACGGCGTAGATTGAGGACGCAGTGCTGGAGGTCGTGCCAGTGGCGTCGACGACGATCGAGGACGTGCCGGATGCAGCGGTCTTAGGAGTGAACGCCTTGAGGCCGGTAAAGCCGAGCGCGGACGTTCCATTGAAGATCTGGCCACCGAGCGTCACCAGCGCGGAGCGGGTGACACGGCTGGCTTCGATCATCTCAAGGTCAGGCAGACCCAGACCCTCAGAAGCGCGGCTGACGGCAAGGTCAACCTCGACCGCGCCACGGAAAATGAAGCACTCGGTAAGACGTTGGTCGAACGTCGACTTGGTCGGCGCGATACCTTGGTTGGCGGCGGTGAAGCCGGTGGTAGGGAGCGTCGTGGCGACCGCAGTCTTGTAGCTCGTGCCGGGAATGACCCGCGACATGAACGACAGCACTTCGGGGGCGAAGGTCTGATTCTCTTCGATCAGGCCAACCGCCACGTCGTTGCCGGTAAGCTTGGCAACATCGAGCAGGCTATGAACTGGCATCGTGTGTTTTTTGGTTAGGGTTTGGCGGACGCGGCGCGGGCGGCCTTAGCGCGCGCCAGCCCCGTAAGGGTAGGGTCGATCGTCTTCTTCACCGGATTGGCCGATGCGCCGGAATCGGCGGCGGCAGCCGGATGGCCGACGGTCCCGAGGATCGCGGCAGCCTGGGCAGACGGACTGGCAGTCAATCGGCTTGCCTCAAGCTTCAACGCTTCAGCGGCGGCGTTAGCCTCTTCGGCGGTCTTGGCAGCAGCGGACGCAGACGCCTTGGCGGTCTCGACCTCGCCAGTCAGACGCTGGACTTCGGCATTGAGCCGGTCCCGGTCTTGGGAAACAGACGAGAGATCGGAAAGCGCTTTGTCACGCTCGCCAGTGAGTGCCGCGACCTTGGACGCGTGCTGCTCGGCGGATCCGAGGAGCGCGGTGGCGCGGGCAAAAAATTCGCCTACGTTCATCAACCCTATGTTCTAACCGCAACACAGTGTTGATGGTTGGACTGTCAGGCATTGCGTTTTCGTCGATGCGTCTTTGTGATCCCCGGAGGAAGTCCAAGCTTTTTGACCACTCCAGCAGCCATTCGGCGAATTGCCTGACCAGACATCCCGCACAGTTTGCCGATGTGCTCCAGCGAGTACAGGGTCTCATGCCCTGGCATCCGCAGGACGTAGACGGCAATCATTACGCGAGCCTGAGCAGCCCGACTGTATCGCGCATGAAAGCTCGGCGTGGTAGACAGCAAGACAAGCGATGCAAACGCTCTGGCACCACGCTCGACGGCTGCGCGTTCAAGCTCATTGTTCCAGCCCTGAGGTTGAGCTTCGCCTAGGCCGCGCTCTACCTCGTCTAGGTCAAAGTCTACGGATGGCTCGTTCATTTGGGTTTCTCCTCAAACTCGACCGCGCAAGAAGCCAGCACATGGCCGATTGCATCCCAGACCTTGCGCACCTCCTCGCGGATCTCGGCAACGTCCTTGCCTACCATGCGGAGAGGAGCCTGGGATTCTGATTGCGTTCTAGCCTCGGCAATTCTGGAGGCTATGCGACCGAAAGCGCCAGCGACCAATGAGCGCTCGACAAGCGTCCCGGCTTTGCGGTCGTTGATAAGCTTTAGCTGCCGGATCTGCTCTTGCAGCTTTTGGTCTTTGAGAGGCCCCATCGTCCCGCGTGATCCTGCCGCCTCAAGGGCAGCGCGAGATTGGGCCTCGGTCCACATGGCGTGCCCATCGCTTGATTTGGCTGCCGGTGTCACATTTACAAGCGCAGCGTGCAGCGCTTGCTTTCCAACCTTCAGTGTCCTGGCAAGGTGCGCGATTGACCGCGGCACATCCGCGGGGGTGGTTTGGTTTGATTTTGCCATGTATAGACGGAGGTCGATCTGCTGCGGTCACC